GAAATAGATAAAGTGCTGGCTGAAGCAGAGCAAGTTAAATATAGAAATATGGTAAGAGAAGTTATGTTCTGCAGGAGTGAAATAGTTGAAGGACAAATTTTTGTTTATGAAAGTACCACAAATGCATTCATTACACAACAGCCCAACGTTGAAAGTATGTTTAAATATTTCATAAACAATTACCCAAATAGAAGAATACAATTCGGAGAATAACAAAAAATGAGTGTAACAAAAATAAAAAGCAATTTGATGGATAGCAGAGATGCATTCAAGCCATTCAACTATCCATGGGCATATGACGCATGGTTAAAGCACGAACAGAGTCATTGGTTGCATACAGAAGTTCCAATGGCTGAAGATGTAAAAGATTGGAAGAAAAAGTTAACAGTAGAAGAAAAACATTTTCTTACAAACATTTTTCGTTTCTTTACTCAAGGTGACATTGACGTTGCTGGTGGTTATGTAAAAAACTATTTACCATATTTCAAGCAACCAGAAGTGCGTATGATGTTGCTTGGCTTTGCCGCTAGAGAAGCATTGCACGTGGCTGCCTATAGTCATCTGATTGAAACATTGGGTCTGCCAGATACAACATATAACGAATTCTTAGCATATCAAGAAATGAAAGACAAGCACGATTATGTGTTGGACCTTTCAAATGCAAATGGGGATTTACAATCGACTGCAACCCACATCGCCGTGTTCAGTGCTTTCACTGAAGGGATGCAGTTGTTCTCTTCTTTCATTATGCTATTAAACTTTCCACGCATGGGTAAGATGAAAGGCATGGGTCAGATCGTTACTTGGTCTATCGTAGATGAAACACAACATTGTGAATCTATGATTAAACTATTCAGATCATTCATTCAAGAGAACAATGAAATCTGGAACGATGAACTAAAATCACGCATATATACTATTGCAGAACGAATGGTTGAACTTGAAGACAAGTTTATCGATTTAGCATTCGGCATCAATGAGATGGAAGGCCTTACTTCAGAAGAAGTTAAGAAGTACATTCGATATATTGCAGACAGACGCCTCATCAGTCTTGGACTAAAGGGCATTTTTAAAGTTAAGAAGAATCCACTACCTTGGGTTGAAGAAATGATTAATGCACCAACGCATACTAATTTCTTTGAGAACAGAGCAACCGATTATGCAAAGGGTGCTACAAAAGGTGATTGGGCAGACGTATGGGGTAAAGCGGCATGAAACAATTAACATATGTATTTTTTGCTCTTGCATTGATTGTTGCAGGATTTACATTTTCTGCATTGAATGCACACGCACAAACAGGAAAACAAAAAGCTGGAGTAACATATGACGCTAATATTACTAGGGTTATTGATGGGGATACTGTTGCGTTTGAGGCGGCTTGGTTACCAGACCCACTCAAAAAAGAATTAAGCATTCGTGTCTTTGGTGTTGACACACCAGAAAAAGGACACAGAGCGCAATGTCCAAAAGAAGATGTGATGGGTAAAAAAGCTACTGAATTTACAAAGCAAGCAGTTATTTCCGCAAAGAAACGTCAAGTCATTTTAATGGATTGGGACAAGTATGGTGGTCGTGTTCTTGGTGATGTTATCTTAGATGGAAAAAGTTTACGTCAAGGATTAATTGCAAACGGTCTAGCCCGTGAATACTACGGCGAGGCTAAAACTTCTTGGTGCAACTGATAACATGTTAGAAACTATTTGTGATATTATGGTAGACGCTTATAAGCGTAACTGGATAACTAGTCGTGATGGTAATGTAAGTATTCGTCACCATGATCGTGACCATTTTTACATTACACCTAGTGGTGTTCGTAAGCAGACAATGCAACCAGATCAGTTTAAGAAAATCAGAATAGTAAATGCACCTGTGCCTACTCCTATGTTTATTAAGCCAGTGCCAATTCTGTCTTGGCAAGAAGAATTCTACACAGACATTAGTGCTAATCTAAAGCCTAGCGGAGAAATTCCTCTACACTTTGGATTGCAAAAGAATATGGGTCAACATAGTACAGATGTTAGAGTAGTAGTACACCTACATCCAACTTACTGTGTAGCGGCTATGCATCGTGGCATTGAATTAAGTAGTCTTGCAAATGATTTTCCAGAACTAAGTCGCTATACCAAAGTAGCGCCAAACGTAGGAGATGTTGCACCTATCAGTCAAGAACTTGCTGATGAATGTCACAAGAACTTACAGTTAGATGATGAAGGCAATATCGCATATGACATTATAGGTATTAAAGGTCATGGTGTGGTTGCTATAGATACCAGTCCATGGAAGGCTTTCGAACATATCGAACGATTAGAACACATTTGTCAAATCGTATTAACATCAGGAAAATATTAAATGAGTTTTTTATTAGCTAACTTACCTCCCGTTCATTGTTTTGTTAGAAAAGAATTTCTATACGATTTCAAAGAAGGTCACGGTGAATATGTGCCCTGCATTTGGGTTAGCATCAAATCGATTCGTGGTCAAGCATTTCGCATTGAATCATATCTTCCAGAATATGGCGCACTCTACGACAAATTACCGCTGAGTGCATACGTAAGTAGAGATCATAATTTAGAACCAGAGAAATTTGTTCCTCTAGATTATCTACAAATTTGGGACTGTCTTGGATACGACATGACAGTTATACAAAAAGTTTTTCTTAAAAACCTAACAGGAAAATTTTACGCAAAAGATAAAAACTGGTATCAAGGCAATTACATGTTCACAGTTGACCATGCCGCACCAGATCATAACATGATTGACTTAACGTATTCTGAATGGCCAGAAGATCACAAGTCTTATAATTTTATTGAACTAGATAATGGACAGTATGCGGCACAACCGAACAATCGTTGTATATTCTTTGATGCCGCAAGCAACCCTAAAGAGATGAAGTTTCCAGATTTTAAAGTTGCAACAAGAAAGTTTGTTGTAGAACACAATCCGAAATGGTCTTTAGGAGATACAGATACAGTAATGTACGAATAAGGAGAAAAAAATGACAACATACAGCATATTCTGCGACACATGCGAGGCTGAGTATTCAGTCACTCCATTGGCAGGCGGAGATAACACAACACCGAAACATTGCTCTTATTGCGGTTCAACAGTAACCGAAGAAGCAATATCAGAAAAAGACAAAGAGTGGACAGATGAAGATTGGGACAAATTAATAGAAGATGATGAATGGTCCTCGGAAGAAGACAATAGATGATTATCGCAGGAGTAGATTATTCTCTAACATGTCCTGCAATGTGTGTATTTGATGATGAGAATGGTGAGTTTAGTTTTGAAAAATGTCATTTTTATTTTCTGACACAATCTAGAAAATATGATGTGCAATTCAAAAACATAAGAGGTAAGTTTTTCGACCACGAAGGAATGACTGATATATTGCGATACGATGGTATATCAAATTTCTTCATTGACAGATTGTTAGAGACAGATAAAGACTGCCATGTATTCTTAGAAGGATATTCTATGGGATCAAAAGGTAGAGTTTTTAACATTGCAGAGAACGCTGGCATTCTAAAATACAGACTATGGTTGTTTGCCGTAGAGTGTACAGAAATACCACCAACAGTACTTAAGAAATATGCTACTGGTAAAGGTAATGCAAACAAAGAGCGAATGCAAGAAGTCTTTGAAGAATTCAACGACATTCGTTTAAAAGAAGAACTACATATGACTGAGAAGCAATGGAATCCTTCTTCCGACTTGATTGATGCGTATTGGCTATGCAAATATGGATTTGACAAGTTGACATCCGAAACAAAGTAGAGTATACTCTATATTATAATAGAAAGTGATAATTATGGAAGAAGAAAAAATTAGTTCGTTGTTTGGTCTAGATGATGACAAAAAACCTAGACAACCAAAAATACTTGGACAATTACACACTCTATATTTGTGTGGCGAATTAACTGCGCCTAACGAATACATAGATTGGTTTGAACTTATCAGAAACGCAAACGAAAATGATGTGATTAAAATTCACATTAATTCTCATGGTGGTAATTTATTTACTGCTGTGCAGTTGATGCGTGTTATGGCAGAGTCTCAAGCAAACATTATTGCATCAGTAGAAGGTGCATGTATGTCAGCCGCAACAATGATATTCTTAGCCGCAGATGGCTTTGAGATATCAGAAAACTCCATGTTCATGTTTCACAATTACTCTGGCGGCACTATTGGCAAGGGCGGTGAGATGTACGACAACATCATGTATGAACGCAAGTGGTCAGATAAATTCATGCGAAGTGTCTATTCAGGATTCTTAACAGACATTGAAATCAAATCCATGTTAGAGAATAAAGATATCTGGATGGATCCAGATGAAGTATTCAAACGTTTGAACAAACGTGGTGAAGAAATTATGAAAGCATCTGCGCCTAAAAAGCCTAGAGCAAAACCTGTGCCAAAGAAAGCACCTGTTAAAAAAGTGAGGAAGACAAATGAGTGAAGGTGTATTCTTAGTATCATCAGCGATTCATGCCAAGCATGGTGTGTATGATACTCAAACAAGACTAGAACAAACAATCGAAACATGTAAGTCTATCAGAAACAAATGTGATGCAGATATCATTTTGTTAGATGGTGGCTATCAAGATATCACAGAAAAAGAACGTGATACATTATCGCAATACATTGATAAGTATTATAGTTTTGCTGGCGCTGAGAATGTTCAACAACTTCAACAAGTGCCAAATCACGATATCGTAAAGAATATGATTGAGATTATCATATTCGGTTCGTTCTTTGATAAAGCAGTTGAAGATGGCTGGCGTGAGAAATACAGACGTATATTTAAGATGAGTGGACGTTACACGTTGAATGATGACTTCAACTATGACAAACACATGCAAGCTAAAGATAAGGTTGTCATTCGTGGTCCATTCACAAGTCAATTTAGATCAGAAACTACAGGAGGCGTTTCATTACAATACATGAGTCGCTTGTGGAGTTTTGATGCATTCTTACTTCCATACGTCAGAGACCTTTATACTGACATGTTTAATCACATGACAGAGCGATTGAACGCAAAGGGTTATATTGACATTGAACATTTATTGTTCCATCACATCGATCCTGTGTTAATTGAGAACATTGGTAAACTTGGTGTAGAAGGAAATATCGCACCGAATGGAGCAAGGGTATCAGATTGAACTATAAAATTTTTCAGATTTGTTTTGAAGACAGACAAATTCCTTTAGTTGATTCTCTGCTAACACCATTTG